TCAAGGCCCAAGGGATATTTACGAAAATGATATTGTTTATATTGCTGGAACCGGTAATTGCGTTGTAAGCATATGCCCGATTCTAGGCGTCTCATTCAGAAGCATTAGCGATCCCATATCAGTTGAAACGGCTCATGATGTATTGATGGAGGCTGATTTAGGCTCTGTGATTGGAAATAAATACCAGGATAGCCACCTATTGGAGGAATCATGAGTGAAGACTTACATAGAACAATAGATACACTGAGGGAAGAGAATTATAGGCTTAAAAATAAATTACGCGATGAATTTGCAATGGCGGCTTTACAAGGAATATTGGCATCAGAGACGAAAGATAATGTAAAAAATATATCTGATGCATCATATATGATGGCCGACGCAATGATGGAGGCAAGGAAATGAGTGAATGGATAGATGTTAATAAAGAGCTGCCTGATGACATGGTTTTGAAAGTTATTGTTTATTATGAAAATGATTGCGCAGATGCTGTATCGATAGCTGATGCTTATTTTTCTATTAATGGATTCTGCGTTTTTCATAAAGATGAATTTAAACCGATAGTAGGTGTTACCCATTGGCAGCTCATGCCAGAACCACCGGAGTCTAAATAATGAAGCTAACAGTATCAGAGAAAGCAAGAGAGCAGATATTAACCAAGAAACTAGGAGAGCTGTACACTCAAAAAGACATAGCAAGAGATATTAACTGTAATAAAAAATCGATAGGTGCTGCTTTTAGACAAATGTTAGAAAGAAAAGAGCATGAGATAGTTTCACCATACACGATTGAGTCAAAAGTAATTTACGGAGTAATTGATGCAACATCATGTCATATCTACCAAAGGCTAAAAGAATACGAAATAAGAATACCCAAACCTAAGAAATTAAAGCCTAAAGTTAAGATAAAGATCGATACAAGTAGCCTAATGTATACGTTCGCATACGGTGGCGATCCTGATATAATAAGAGGCAACTTAATATGAAGAAACGATACAGAACACCGCAAGCCAAAGATGGTGAACTTCTTGTTAAATACGGGCAGGAATACGGAGATAGAGACTTATACTATTGCTATCCAGAAAACGAGTGCGGAATGAAGCGAGACAGTAAGATGTTAATGCTTGCTTTTGAGCGACCTTTGCCGTTACTTGATGATAAGTCATTACGAGAAACGCTTGAAGATCGTGGGTATGATATTACTACGCTTAAATTCACGATTAAGAAATTAGACCCACAAGGATAATACGATATGACTGAATCCCTACAGAAGGAATTAAATAAGCTAACAAAAGATGAGCTAATATGCTTATTTAATAATCAAGGGTTATTCTTGCGAACTACTATGCGAGACATATACCAAGTTAAAATAGATAGACTGTCATTAAAAGCAGAAAAAGACAGTCTATCCGCACTAGATGAGATGGATAAATGGAACGGCAAAGACCATGCAAAATGGTTGAAGGCAAATGAGAAATGGGAAAAAGCTATTAAAATCTATGATGAGATTGATTTACTGTTCAAAAAGTCATCAGAAGCACTGGATAACGCACTTTAAAGCCCATACACGGCGATAAAGAAGGTCAGGGAGGCAATGGGTAGGGTTAGAGGTTAAATACGCTCTATCCAGCCATTATCAATTTTTGTTTCCAAGTTGTTCATTGGTCTAGAGTATCCAATAGGCATTCCATTTATCCAGCAATCGCCTTTTGTTCCTTGTTTTGTAATCTCCCAATTACCTTGATTATTCTTTTTAAATTCTGTCCCTGATGCTACATGTCTAATTCCAGTCATTTTATTTCATCCTTTAGGGGCATATAGCCCCCATTAGTTAGATAGCTTGACGCTGAAGAGATACAGCAAGATCATCCAGCTTATCAATTTCTGCATCTTCTTCAGGTGTAAGAGTGTCGAAGTCTAATTCCTGGCACTCAATCTCAACATCACGGATATTACGTTTAAATTCAGCTATGTAGTTTTCTATGTCTGGATGTAATTTAGTCATGATGTTCTCATTACTCATTATCTGCATTCATTAATTCAACTATTTGTATCGCTTCTTCTTTTGTGTCGAACTTCTCTAAAAATGTCACAAATAACATTCCTTTTGTTTTATAAACGCACCACGCCATGCGTTCGTAGCTGTACTCATAAAAATACATAATATTTCTCCTTAGTTACCTATAAGCTTAATACCAATTAAGAATAAGTGAAGTAAGTAATTTTGATGGGGCATTAATACATTCTATTTCAAAAGCTTGGCAATGTTCGTTAAGATACACTATGAACGATGACTGCATAAGACTTACTGTACCCGCTGTAACACTAGGATATACCGTATCTCAGGATAACTTAGGTAAATTCAGGTTTGCTAATACACTGTGCGAGATAGTCTACAGAAAGAGTCAATGGTTAATGATTGATAACGATGGTGAAATATTCGAATATGCTGAATTAATGGAGGCTTTGCAGGATGGGAAGGATATTGATTAGCATTCATGCTATAATAAGCCATCAATCACGTTTCATAGACGGTTATTAATATGACATTAGGAAGGCCTCCAAAGTACGAATCACCAAAAGAGATGCAATGTATAATTGATCTGTATTTTCTTGCGTGTAAAGCAAATGCATCAGACACCGAGGCCCTTGAAGAGCAATTGAAAGATGAATTAAGTAAAGAGGACTACCTGATAATAAAAGGCGTAGAGTGCATTGTGCCTACAATATCAGGACTCGCTTATACTCTTGAAATGTCTACTGAAGCCTTAAGAAACTACGAAGGGAAAGAAGAATTTCTTGCGACTGTAAAAAGAGCGAAGCAAAGAGTAGAGATGAATCTCGAACAAAGACTAGCCGGAAACGCTGTCACAGGTTCAATATTCAGCCTCAAGAACAACTTCGGATGGAAGGACAAAACAGAACAGGAGCTATCAGGAAGCCTACAAGTAACCGACATGACAGAAGACCAGATAGACGCCAGGATTAAGGAGCTTGAAGAAGCCAGACAATGAACCGAGCGCAAAAGATAGAATACATGGAATTGCTTGAAGAGAAAGCAAAGCGCAACAAGTACACGGTCGTCGGTTTAGTTTGCCCTGAGAAAGGTCACACGCATTCACTATCAAACAAGACCGGAACATGGTCATTAACTCAAGACAAGCCCACAGTCTATCTAGCTTCAAAGATAGAGAAAGCACTAACATCAACAAAACGTTACATCGTTCTATATGGGGGCAGGGGAAGCACAAAGAGCCTTGCTGGTGGAGACATCAGCTTAATAGACGCAAAGGATAACGGTTCAAAGACTTACTTCTTACGTGAATTCCAATCATCCATTAAAAACTCAGTCCATAGCTTACTCAAAGATGAGATCGACAGACTAGAGTTCAGTGGATTTGATGTAGGCGCACAGGTTATTAAATACAATGGAGAGGATGTATTTGAATTTGCTGGACTAGCCAGAAACATATCTAGTATTAAATCAAGTCATGGTTTCAAGCGATACGCTGTTGAAGAGGCCGAGTTCTTAAGCAATGAGTCATTGGAGAAGCTAACGCCTACAGCCCGTAATAAGGCTAGGAAAGGGCTACCACTTACACCTGGACAACTCAAAGACTTGGAAGAAAAGGACGAGCTAGAAGGCGTATCAATGATGTTTATATTGAACCCTCAAAGCTCAGAAGATCCTATTAGCAAGCGGTTTATCGTGCCGTACCAAAACGCATTAGACCGTGACGGTATTTATGAAGACGACCTCCATCTTATAATAAGGATAAATTATACAGATAATGCCTGGTTTAAGGAGAGCGGATTAGAGCAAGAAAGAAAGTGGGCTTATGAAAACCTCGATAGGTCTCTGTATGATCACATATGGCTGGGGGGCTACAATGACAGCATTGAAGGATCAATCATTAAGGGTGAGTGGTTCGATGCCTGTATTGACGCACACAAGAAGCTAGGGTTCGAACCTAAAGGCGCAATCATATCGAGTCATGACGTATCAGACACAGGGCCAGACAGTAAAGGTTATGCAATGCGTCACGGCGTTGTATTTCTGGATATACAGGAGAAGATAGACGGAGATGGAAACGAGGGCGGTCATTGGGCGGCTGGTTTAGCTAATTCTCATAATGCAGACTTCTTCACCTGGGACTGTGACGGAATGGGCTGCTTGCTTAATGAGCAGATGGGAGATGACTTCAAGGGAAAGAGAACAAGGCTTGCTCAGTTCAAAGGATCAGAAGGGCCGGACAATCCGGAAGCTATTTATAACCCTGCTATTAAATCACCTGTTGCCGATCAGACCACCGTTAAGGACGCTGTAAAGAACAAACGAGCTCAATACTATGCTGACCTACGTGACAGGGTTTATAGGACGTACAGAGCCGTTATACACGGGGAATACCACGATCCAGATACATTGATTAGCTTTGATTCTAATATTGCGCTATTATCTAAACTACGGTCAGAGCTATGCCGGATGCCAATAAAACCAAATGGAGCGGGTAAGATCGAGCTATACACCAAACAAGAAATGAAGAGTAGATTCAATGTTCCATCACCAAACCTGGGCGACTCAGTAATGATGAATATGCGGTTTATCCAAATAGATATAGAGCAAGCAGTAATTCCCCGCCCACTACGACCAATGGGGCGCAAATAATGGAACTTAAGAAGTTAAAGAGAATGCACGATAAGGCTTATAATTCCGGCCTTGTTACACGTGAAAGAGCAGCAGATGACAGCGTATTCTACTGGGTGACTCAATGGGATGACAATCTATTAGGCGAAACACAGCTTCAATACAGAGGCGAATTCAACATATTACGAAAAGCAGGACGCCAGATAATGGCAGACCTTCGCGCTAATCCAATACAGGTAGACTTTGATCCAAAGGATTCAACACGAGAAGACGGGGCCGATTTAATAGACGGGCTTTACAGGTCTGATGATCGAATCAACACAAGTATTGAGGCGTATGATAATGCCAGTGCTGAAGCCGTTGTATGCGGTGTGGGTGCATGGGAATTATACACAGAGTACGCAACAAACAGAGCCGGTAATGATAACCAGGTAATACGTAGACGCCCTATCTACGAGGCTAATAATAACTGTTATTGGGATCCTAACGCTAAACGACTAGATAAATCAGATGCTAATTACTGTTCAATTCTTACAGCTTATTCAGAGGAAGGATATGAGGAGTTAGTGGAAGAGTTAACGGGTGAAGAATTTACAGGTAATATTATGGATTCATTCCGTACGCCTGAAGAGTCTTACGCCTTCCCGTGGGCTGCTGGTCAGAATCAATCCATCTATGTTGTATGTTTCTATTATCGGGAGAAAGTAAAAGACAAAGTTTTGACGCTTGAAGATCCTTTAGGCCAGACCATGCTATTAAGAGAGTCAGACTTAACAGAGATCATGGATGAGCTGATAGACGATGGATATACGATCGATGATGAACAGACACGAGAAATAGAACGCTGGCAGGTTACAAAGTATATTGCTTCAGGTTCGCGTATCTTAAAAGAATACCCCATTGCAGGGGAGAATATCCCTGTAGTGCCTACATACGGTGAGCGTTCATTCGTAGAGAGTGAGGAGCATTACGAAGGTGTTACCCGATTAGCCAAAGACCCTCAGCGCCTAAGAAACTTCCAAATGTCCTACCTTGCAGACATTGTTAGCCGTAGTCCACGACCTAAGCCTATCTTCTTTCCTGAGCAGCTTAAGAAATACGAGTTCATGTATGAGGAAACAGGATCAGATAATAACTTTCCTTATCTATTACAGAACAGACTTGATGCGGCAACTGGTCAGCCTCTACCTATTGGCCCTGTGGCTCAGATGCCCGAACAACAAATACCACAAGCACTGATAGCGAGCATTGATTATGCAAGACAAGCCGTTGATGACGTTGCAAACCCTGGATTACCTCAAGACATTGCAGACCCTGACCTATCAGGCAAGGCGGTATTAGCCCTACAAAACAGATTAGATCAGCAATCAATTGTATATCAGCAAAATCTTAAACATGCTAAGCGTCGTGATGGTGAGATATACGCAAGCATGGCGGCTGATGTATTTGATTCGCCCCGTGAGTTAACTATGACCGCGGCAGATGGAAGTCGTAAGAAAGTGCAGACCATGCAATCTATTATGGATGAAGAAACAGGAGAGATGATTGTATTAAATGATTTAACCAATATGGAATTTGAAGTATACGCAGATATTGGCGCTAGTTACGCAAGCCAGAAAGAGCAGACAATAGAAACACTTGGAAGCATGGCGCAAATGGTAGCGGCTGCTGATCCGATCATGATGAAGTCGCTTATCCTCAAGCAAATGACATTGATTGACGGTGTGGATATGACCGACATTAGAGACTACGCACGTAAACAATTAATACTAAGCGGTATCATCGAGCCTGATACAGATGAAGAGATCCAGATGATGCAAGCAGCACAACAGAATCAACCGCCAGACGCTAACATGGCTCTTGCTATGGCTGAACAAGGTAAAGCACAGGCAGCACAGGCAGATGTACAGAGAAAGGCTCGGCAAGATCAGTTTAATACAATGACAGACCAGGCTAAGGTCGAAGTACAACAGTTCGAAGCACAGACTAAACGCATGGCCGTACAAGTAGACGCACAGGAAGCTAATGCAAACATTAACTTCAAGCGCATTGATAGCTTAACTAAGCGCATGTCTGTGAATAACCAGAGCTTAAGGGCTAGAGTTAATCAACCGACTATGGCTCAATAATATGTTATGCGTTTATTTTATAAGAAGTGGAGATATAGGCAGGCCTATAAAGATAGGCTATACAAATAATATAAAAAATAGAATAAGAACGATGCAAACAGCATCTCCAGATGATTTGTATTTAATTGGAATAATCCCAACTGAGAGTATTGAGCAAGCAAAGAGCCTTGAATCGTGGATGCACTCTAGATTTAAGAAACATAATATTCAAGGAGAATGGTTTTCAGGAAGTATAAAATTAAAGAAAGCTATTAATGAGCATGAATTATCAAAACATAACATAGATTGGAATAAAGTTCGTGATGCTAATAGTGATGGATTTTGGAGGTTAGATAGTTATGGTTATGATATTAAAAAAATAAAGAGACAAGCTAATAACCCTGATTAGGTTTAATGATTGACTAAACCTATCAAAAGCATATAATTGATTTACTTGAGGTGAACAAGAACAAACACAACCTGCCTGTGGGTTACACAAGGCTCATCGTTACCAAGCGAGCACATTAAATGGCTAACACTTTAGAAGAGTTAAAAGCGGAAAATGCAGAAGCAGAAATCGCACAGACAGACGAAAACGTGACAGAAGAAACTGAGGCATATATCTCTCCGCAAGAGGTTGATGAAGAAGTAGAGGCTGAAACGGTAGATGGTGAAACAGAAGAAACTGAAAAGGGTGCGGAACCCGACACAGAAGAAGCTGAAGAATCTGAAACTGATGACTGGATGAAAGGGGATAGCCATGAATCCCAAGCTGAGAAGAAGTATACCGGAGTTGATATAGGCAATGCGAAAGCAAGGCTAAAAGCAAAGCTGGAAAAGCGACATGACAGCGAAACTGAGAAGTTAAAAGAGCGTATTCGAGAGCTAGAAACAATGCCTCAGAGTAGCCCTAGCGAACTGGTAAAGCCTAACCGCGATGACTTTGAAGATGCAGATCATCCAGAAGACGCATATACAGACGCGCTGATGGATTGGAAGATCAATAAGTCTAAAGC